ATACATTAACTGCCGTACTAAGAAGATGGTGCTTAAGGAGTTTGCAGTATGAAGTTCTTGATATACTTCCTGCTACCGATTATAGTTTCATGCACCTTGCTAACCGACATGGCAGTGAATGCTGTGAAAGGTGGAAGTAAAGGCGGTATCAATACGGAGCTGGTGGTAGGTGATAAGGAGCAAGTGCTTGGCAGTAACATCGAGGTTAAGGCTAAAGCAGTAGGCAAGGTTGTAGGAACGAGTGACAACTCGATACTAGCACCCGGTGCCAAACAAGTAGAAGTAACAAACAATACCTTTCCTGTATGGGGAGTAGTGGCACTGGTCGGACTAGCTGGTCTAGTTGGATACCTTGCGCCAAGACCTCAAGCATGGAAACGATTAATAGGAAGTAAAACAAATGGCGATTAGAAGCTTTACAACAACACAAGCTGCTGTCGGTGCATCCGATGTAGCAGACATTTATGACACAGTAGATATCCGCATTAGTTATGCGGTGATAGTAACAGGCACAGTAAACTATACAGTTCAACATTCACTAGATGGGATTAACTTCTTTGATAACTCCGACAATACAGCACAGACTACAAGTCAAGATGGGAACTATGTATTCCCTGTTAGAGCCGTTCGAGTTAACATTAATTCAGGCAGTGGTAGTGTTGTATTCAACCTTCGCCAGTCTATAACCTAGGAGATGATTCATGAGTAATCTAGGTGGTACAAAACAATCAGAAGATACCGATAGAAACAATCAGTCATCAGGGACAGTTACGTCCGTGAGTGCTGGTACTAATGTAACCGTAACTGGTACAGCGACTGACCCTGTAGTTAATGCAGACACTCAGAACAATGCAAAGGTTACAACCAAAGGTGACCTTGAAGGTTTCAGTACAGTAGCTGCTCGTATCCCTGTGGGAACTAATGGTCAGGTACTTGAAGCAGATAGCACACAAGCTTTAGGCTTGAAGTGGGCTACTCCATCAGCAGGAGGTGACGTATCAACTGATGCTATCTTCGATGCTAAGGGCGACTTGCCCGGTGGCACAGGAGCTGATACTGCTGCACGACTTCCAGTCGGAACTAATGACCAAGTACTTACTGCTGATAGTGCAGAAGCTACTGGTATGAAGTGGGCAACTGCTGCTGCTGGTGGTGCTGCTGTTGTAAGTTTCCACGGAGCTAAAATTGAGCGTAGCACTAGCTTAGCTCGTACTGATGCTACCGATGAAGCTGCCATGCTAACAGAGGTGTACGACACTGATGGCTTTGCAGACCTAGGAACGGAATCTAAGAGACTAACCATTCCATCAGGGGTCACTAAAGTTCGATGTACTGTTCACCTCGACTGTGTAAGTAACACAGGAAGCAAGAGGCTTGAGATACTGCACCTAAATAGTAGTGACGCTGTCCTTAGGCGCTATGGCAGTAGCTCAGCTAGCACCCCGGATAGTGATATATTTGGTATCTTCACTACTCCTGTAGTAGAGGTATCCTTAGGTGATTACTTTATAGTTTCATCAGATTCGTCCGACACTTCATGGACTCAAGAATATGTTAGTCTGAGCCTAGAATACAAGGATGGTACGTTGGTTGAGACTGTTGCATCAGGTAGTGGTGCCCCAGCTGCGATGATAAGTCGTTCAACTAGTCAGTCGATGATTGCAAGTGATATCATGGAGTTTACTACAGAAGACTATGATGATAATACCTTCGCTGACCTTGGAACTGCTAATGATAGGTTTACCATTCCCGCAGGTGTAACCCGTGTTAACTTATCATCCTATATGCAAGCTAGTAGTGTTACCGCTGGCGCTAGGCTACAGACGTATATAAGTCAGGCTGATGTAAGTGATGTGTTCGTAAGGACAGTATCAGCCCAAGAGTTTGATGCATCTGACACAACTCCAAGGCAAAGCAATGCTGGCGTGGGTATTCCTTGTTCAGAAGGCGATTACTTTAGAGTGTTGACAGTGTCCTCGGATGCGTCATGGACTATTACAGTGTCGCACTTTACAATACAGGATGTATCACCATAATGATTAAGATAAACTATAAGGGCACTAGCTGTAGGGGAACTGAGTTCCTTTACATCTGCCCGGTGTGTAAGCACGAACAGAAAGCTACTCATGCAGCTAGCGAAGAACCATTGGTACGATGTGATAAGTGTCAGCATTGCATGAACAAGAAACCAACAGCAGTTAACCTTGATGCCGACCAGCATCAGGACAGCTTATCATATAACATAGGATGGGATTACGATGGGACGAAAGAGTAAGAATGCTGCGGAGGAACGTCTGCAAGAAGTACTCAACGAAGTGCTACCTGAGGTTGTCAGACCTTCAGCTGTTGTGGAAGAAGAACCTGTCCTAGTGGCTAGTGTTCCTGACACTGAGTACGATGTCAATGAGGTTAACAAGTTAGCCTTGCGGCCTAAGGTCGGTGACCAGTTGCCTATTGCTCCTGAGTTAGTTGGCTGTACCAAGGCTCTCTTCTATGAGCATAGATTCCAAACAACAGTCAAGGTGAATGCCCCGTACTGTCTTAAGATGAACGACCATGAATTGCATGGCGTGGTATATAAATCTATGTACCTCATCTACATGTCTTGCGACAGTGAGTACGAAGCAGCAATCAAATTGTTGGGTAACTACCAACACTGGACTAAACTTAAAAGGTGTACATGGTTCCTTCCTTATCTTGAGGAGTGGAATGCAGAACTAGTACTGAGAGAATCAGCATTAGCCAGAGCGAAACTAGTAGCACTAACAGAGGCGGGTAATGTAACAGCAGCCCGAACATTGCTGAATGATAAGAAAATCCCAAGAGCTAAGGTGGGTAAACCTAAAGCCAAAGGTGTCCGTAAAGATGATGTAGTACCCGGCACCATAGATGAAATGTTGGAAAGCATAGACATAAAAGGTAGGGCAAATTAGATGGAATTAGGAGAAGTAATTATAGCAGTGTGTGCCCAAATGGGTATCGTAGGAATGTTATTCAGATGGCAACACGTGCAGATAAGAGACAATAAACTTGAAGTGGCTAAAGTATCATTGAAGGTTTACAGCAAGACAGAGGCTAATGAGGCAATAGACTTGAGACTGAAACCTATTCAGGTAGGTATCGCACACGTACAAGATGAACTCAAAGAAGTTAAAGCAATGATAGGACAGTTACTGAATGCGAAGAACAACAAAGATTAAACCGAAGACTCCACATGTATCCATAGCAGAGACTAAGCTGTCCCAGTTGCGTGAGCGCTGTTTCAACTCCCTGTTTGATTTTGCATGTGCTGTCGAACCTCACCGGGAATATGGCGAAGCTCACCGGGAGCTGTTTGATTTTTGGCAACAGGCTGAGATTAATGATATTGATAACACGTTAGCACTGCTACCACGTGACCATCAAAAGTCTCATGCCTTAGCGGTTAGGTGCTCGTGGGAAATATATAAAGACCCCGCGATAACTATCCTCTATGTGTCTGCTACCAGTGGACTAGCCGAACGTCAACTCTCAGACATACAGAACATATTAGAATCTAAATACTTTAGGAACCTAAGCCCTGATATGATTCACCCTGACAAGGGTAAACGTGCCATGTGGAATACTAAAGAGATATCAGTTGACCATCCCGACAGGGAAGCAGAAGGTGTACGTGACCCTACTGTCTCAACAGCTGGTTTAACAACTAACACTACTGGTTGGCATTGTCAGTTTTTGGCAAAAGATGATGTGGTAATTCCAGAGAATGCATACACTATTGATGCTCGTAAGAAGGTGGAAGCTGCCTGCTCACAGCTAGCATCGGTACTTACTACAGGTGGTACAGAGTGTTGTGTAGGTACACGTTACCATCCCAAAGACCATTACGCATCACTGAAAGCTATGGTGGAGAATGTCCACGATGAGGAGACAGGTGAAGTACTTGATACGAGAGCTGTGTACGCAGTGCATGAACGTCAAGTAGAAGTTAATGGTGTGTTCCTTTGGCCTCGTAAAGCGAGAGCCACTGATGGTAAGATGTTTGGTTTCAACTGGGCAGAGTTAGCCCGTAAGAAAGCCAAGTACAAAGACAGACTTCAATTCTTTGCACAGTATTATAACAACCCGAACAACTTGGATGACCGTGACATTGAGCGTGGTAACTTCCAGTACTATGACCGGGAGAATGTTTTCATGAGCCGGGGCAATTGGTTCTATGGCAAACGTGGTCATGGTTATGAAGAGTCCGATGCTCGAAGGTTGAATGTTTATGGAGCAATGGATTTCGCATTCAGTAGAAGTAAGAAAGCCGATTGGACTTGTATAGTGGTATTCGGAATTGACTATGATTTCAACGTCTACGTGCTAGACATTGTCAGGTTCAAGACCAACAAGACATCAGTGTACTTCTCCAACTTCAAGGACATGTTAATCAAGTGGGAGTTCACAAGGCTACGTGCCGAGGTGACAGCAGCACAAGATGTTATCGTGCAGTCCCTTAAGGACAGCGTATCATCAGAAGGTTTGCATTGCATAATTGACAAGCACAGACCTAACGCATATGACGGAGCTAAAGAAGAACGTATGGAAGCAGCATTGCTACCTAAGTACGAAGATGGTAAAATCTATCATTACAAGGGTGGACTTTGTACGTACTTAGAAGAAGAGATTCTTTTAGATAACCCTGAACACGATGATATCAAGAACACACTAGCCGATGGGCTAAGCTCTGAGCATGTCAGAAAACCTCGTAGGCCAAGGCCAGAGGAAGACAATCAGCGCAATAAGAAACAGCAATACCATAGCCGCTTTGGAGGCAGAAGATAATGACAACAAATGCACAAACGATACTGCAAGCACTGACACCAGATGTGATGGCAGATGAGATTAGTAAGTTGTGGGATAACTATAAGGCAGCCCGGACTTCGTGGGAAGCCGAGGTGTTAGAGATACGTAACTATAAGTATGCGACATCCACTAACACAACTGAGAATAAAGCCAACAACTTTTCTAACTCGACTACCGTTCCTAAGCTGTCACAGATAGCTACTAACTTACAGTCGAACTATACAGCACATCTATTCAGCAACCCTAAGTGGGCACAGTTCGAAGCATTCGACTCAGCTGCATCTGACAAGGAAGCTCGTAAAGTAGTAGAGGCTTACGTCCGTACTAAAGTTAAACGTAAAGACTATGAGGGAGTATTTGAAAAGCTTCTTATCGATTGGATTGATACAGGCATGTGCTTCGCACAGCAGCACTACATTACTGAGACATACCAAGATTACTTAGGTCATACCAAGATGCTATATCAAGGTTGTGTCCTTGAACGTATTAGCCCTACTGATATTGCCTTTGATGTGACAGCAACTAGCTTCCAGAAGGCAACTAAGATTATCCGTAAGACTTATACCATGGGTGACATCCGTGGTGAAATAGATGAGAATGCCGACAGTCCATTCACCTATGAAATCTTAGAGGAGATGCGTAGCACTCGGAACAATGTTCGTAATGCAGGTGCCATAAGTAGCATGCGAGGTATCAGCTGGAAGAACGAAACACTTACCAAGGCAGGCTTGGGTAATCTAATGAATTACCTTAAGGGTGACATCGTTGAAGTACTAGAATTTTATGGTGACTTCTACTCTGTGGAGACAGGGGAGTACCTTAAGAATCATAAGATAATCGTAGTGGATAAACGCAAGGTTATATATTCAGAGCCTATCCGTTCTCGTAATGGTAGCCAGTACATCTACTCATCAGGTTGGGAAGACAGAGCAGATACTCTTGTCGCTATCTCACCACTAGCTAGACTAGTTGGCATGCAGTACAAACTTGATAAGCTTGAGAACCAGAGAGCTGATGCATTCGATAGAATCATTCATCCAGATATGGTCGAGAGTGGGGACGTAGAGTTCCATGGTGTACGTGGAGAGTGTGGCAATAGGTACGTGACCGATGAGAAAGGTAGTGTAACACCGATACGTCCTGACACTACTGTGTTAAATGCTGACTTTCAAATGGGCAATACTATGGCTATAATGGAAGAGATGGCAGGGTCACCTAAGAATAGTTCAGGTGTTAAGACACCGGGTGAGAAGACTAAGTTCGAAGTACAAGTCCTCGACCAAGGTGCTAACCGTATCTTTAGGAACAAGACCAACAAGTTTGAAAAAGAAATGATTGAGATGGTACTCAATGACATGGTAGAGATTGCCATGGACAATATGGGCGAGACTGATTTAGTATCCACTGAGGGTACGGGTGAGTTTAAAGTTCCAGAGTTTCTAGCTGTCAGTAAAGAAGATTTAAACATCAGTGGTAAGTTACGTGCTCGTGGTAGTCGTTTGTTTGCAGAGAAAGCTAATGCCTTGCAGAACCTGTTAGGTGTGTTTAATACTCCTGCATTCCAGTTGATTGCACCACATACATCACGTGTTAAACTGACTGATGCCATTGAAGAACTTGCAGACCTAGAAGGGTTAGAGTTATTCATGCCAAACATAGGTGTACAAGAAGATGCTCAGACACAGCAGATGATGAACCAGACAACACAAACTACTGGTGAAGTTGATGCCGTAAATGCTGAGGAACCGATTGAAGATGACAATGAGGAAGAGTAATGCTTACACTTCGCATAGTTAAAAAATTAGAACGATTACAGAAGTTAACCGTTGCACAAAAGCGTGACACAGCTGTCGCGTTTAACAACAGCAAAGGCGTGATAGGTTGCATTACAGATTACTTAGAATCTGAGATAGCTATCATAGATAAAGAACTAGCAAACCCTGAGGAGCTGTACAACAACAAGCACTCAGATACGTACGTTGCGTTTCTATTAGCAGAGCGCAAATCACTACTTAAACTTTCTAATCTCTTAACCGAAGAGATAGATTTACTTGACTGCGACCAGCAGAAGGATATATAATGAACGAGTTATTTAGTAATAAAGAAGACGGTTCTAATAACCAAACGGAATTAAGCAATGACCAAAGCCTAGAGCTATTAGTCGGTGAAGGTAAGAAGTATGCCACCACAGGCGACCTAGCAAAAGCTATGGTTCATAGTCAGAATCATATTACTACGCTTGAAACTGAGGCGACCACCTTAAAGGAACAAGCACAGAAAAATAGCAGCATCGAAGAGATTCTAGCTGCCGTGAAGTCTAATGGAAGTAGCGAACAGACTGTCGTTGATAATCAGAACCTTGCCGACCAGCAAAGTAACGACACGAAACAGCCTGTGGATATTACCCAACAGATTAAAGACCAACTAGCTTTACAGACACAAGCAAACTCAGCAGTAACTAACGTGGCGGCAGTCACCGAAGCCCTGAGTAAAGCATTAGGTAGTAGAGTTAGCGAAGTATACGCGAGAGTAGGTAAAGATAACAACATCGATTTGGATGAGTTATCCAAGGTATCTCCACTAGCAGTTATCAAATTATGTACTGGACAACAGGCCGTAATTCCACAGCAAGGTGAAACCTTTACCAGTCAACACAATCACAACGAGAATGTGGTAGTGACAGACATTAACCTCATGAGTCAATCACAACTTAAGACTCACTATGAAGCTAACAAAACTCCTCGTGATGAAAGATTCAAAACCGAGATGGCTAATGCGCTCAAGCAGGGCGACAGCTTCTTTAATTAAATTTTAGGAATTTATAATGGGTAATAACACAGAGAACACACAAGCACTCATCCGTGGTGAAGTGTGGCAGGTTCAACTTGAAGAGATTCTTCATGAGAACTTAATGGGCGTACCTTTCGTTCGCCAAGTTGAATTTCCAGATGGTACACAGTTCACTATGCCTTCTATCGGTACTCCGTTAGTTCGTGACTTACCAGAGAATACAGAGCTTACATTTGATGCGTTAGATACTGGTGAAGTATCAATCACAATGAATGCACCAGTGGTAGCGGCTAACAGCCTAAGCCAAATCTTAATGGAAGATGCATTATGGGCAGCCGAGGCAGTAGCTTCCGTTCCTGTAGAACAAGCACAAGCCATTATGGAACGCTTTGAAACAGATACCTTAGCATTGTGTATGACACAGTCAGGTGGTGTTAGTAACGCTAATAACATCAACGGTGTTGCTCATCGTAAGATTGGTACAGGTACTAATGAAACCATGGCAGTTAAAGACTTCGCGTTTGCTGGTTACAGCTTACAGAAAGCTAAAGTTGCTCGCCAGAATCTAATTGCAATCGTTGACCCTAGTGTCGGCTTTGCCTTAGAAACTAATACCAACTTAACTAACGTTAGCAATAACCCACGTTGGGAAGGCATTATCGAAACTGGCATCACAGATAACTACCGTTTTGTACGTAACGTATTCGGCTTCGATGTATTCGAAAGCAACATGTTACCTACCATGAACGAAACCATTGGTGGTCTAACTACCGCAGCTGGTAAAGCTAACATCTTCACTTCGTTAGCACGACCTAGCATTGCACCGTTTGTACTAGCATGGCGTAGACATCCAGTACTAGTTGCTGAATGGAACAACGGTAAGAAACGTACTCAGATTGATACCACTGCCCGTTGGGGTTCTGGTTTAGTACGTGAAGAGAACATTGTTGTAATCGGTACTGATACCGACCAAGTAATCTAGGAGATTAATTATGACTAGAATTAAATTAGCCACAGGCTCTACAGGCGGCAACGGTTCACATGCAGCATCACATTATGGTGCCCGTGGAATTGAAGACGTACTTGGTAGCAAGTATCAGGGTGAGAATGGTAAGAACATTCTGTCTTATACATTCAGCTATGATGACTTGCCAGTAGTAACATTAGACGAAGCAGCACAGACCATTCCAGCTAACTCGTTTATCGTGTCAGCTACGCTACGTACAATCATTGCGATTGCAGGTACTACACCTACGTTGACTCTTGGCTTGACTGAGAAAGATGGTACGGCTATTGATGCCGATGGCATTGACGTTGCTATCGCAGCAGCTGCCTTAAGTGTAGTTGGTGAGACTGTCCTTTGTGATGGCGCACTAGTTGCAAGCCTTCAAGGTACTGGTGCCGAACGTGGTCAGCTAGTAGCGACTACAGGTGGTACTGTTACCGCAGGTAAGTTCAGCCTTGAGATTGAATACAAAGAATTGTTACAACGCGCATAGGCTTAACGTCTAACAGTGAAGTGATACAACTGGGAGGGCTTCGGCTCTCCCTTTTTTGTTTATAAGGAATACATATGACAGTTCATAACGCCCTGACAGGCACTGAATTACATGAGCCAAAGAACATGAGTGCAGCAACAGCAGGTGCAGCAGATATAGGTAAGACAGTAGTATCCAAAGGTGATGGCACTAGTGAAGTGCGTAAGATTAAACTAAATGAATTGGATAGTGGTGCGGCTACTAACAGGCAGATAGGGGTGTCGGACGGAGCAGGAGCTGTCACACCACAGAACTCCTGTAGAATGGGGTGGAGTAATTACAATGACCTTGCTACTGTATCAACTCCTATTGTACTTACCCCCGTGGATACCTTTATAGATTTAACTAATGATGGAGCAGGCGCACAAACCGTCACAACATTTGAGTTACCTGAAGTTACAGCACTTTGGAACACTACTACTGACAAGTTAGACTTGAGTGATTTACAGATAGGAGATACAGTAGACATTCGCATAGACGTTACGGCTACAACCACTGGTGCTAACCACGCTATTGAAATACAGCTGAACATGGATACTGCACCTATAACTGCTAACTTCCCATTACTACTTGTAAGGGAAAACTTTAAGAGTGCAGGAACATTTAATATGGTGAGATACTATTCGCTGTTCATAGGCTCAGCAGCTGTAAGAGATGGGGTACATAGTATAAGAGCTAAAGCCGACACAGGCACTACGGATAGCGTAGTAGTGAATGGCTGGTTTATACGTGCAGTAACTCGTAGCGATTATTAGGAGGTATCATGGCTAGACAAAAAGGTGGAGAGACACACATAGAAGTGTCCAAAGGGTTTGCTACTGAGATTAATCCTGTAGTAGCCAGTCCTGAAGTGCTGGTTGATATAGACAATTGTATTATCGCGCGGGATGGAACTATACGTAGACGTATGGCAGTGGAGTTTGAGGGTTCGTTCGCTACTAACTTAATAAACGGAGTGGCCTTAGGTATAGGGGAGGTGAATGCAGTTGCCTTCTCTACTTCTCTATGGACAGCGGTGTCTAACATAGGCACGCTTAACATTGTAGTACAGCAGGTAGGTACAGTTATACAGTTCTTCTCACAGTTTGGGGCGTTATCATCTAACTTTCTCGGAGAGTTAGACCTTGTCTCATTTGCGATAAACTCGGTAGAGATGAGACTTACTAGTATGCAGATGACCTCAGGACTTGGTAAGCTGTTTGTGGTAAGTTCCTTTATGAATTCAGTTGTCATAACTTATGACAGTGGCAGCTTCTCCGCAGAGGTTATCACCTTGCAGCAAAGAGACTTCGATGGATTAGATGATGAACTAGTTATTGATGAACGTCCAAACATACTGACTCATAATCATTATTACAATCTAATTAATCAAGGCTGGACAGAGGAGAACATAATTAGCTTTGGTGGTGTTTCTGAAGGTACTAATTTATGTACTGCTACAATTGGTGTAGGCTTAGCCGCAGCCAGTAGTAAAGATTGGCCTAGTAATGCTGACATCATGACAGTGGGCATTGTAGTTAACGGGTCAGGTGATTTAGTATTTGATGCTAGTCACATCCGTGAAGGCTTCAATGGTAATACCCCGGCACCTAAAGGACACTTTATACTAGAGGCATTCAACAAAGATTATAACCTAGCCTCAGACTGCACAGGCTATACAGCATCAGTTACTGACAACAGACCAGAGGCTGTAGCGTTTCATGCGGGTCGTGTGTTCTACGCTTCGCCTGTAGATAATGCTGTGGGCAGTGGTATATATTACAGTCAGAACCTCCTGAATGACGATAGAGTAGGCTTGTGCTTTCAAGAGGCCGACCCTACAGCAGCAGAGATTAATGACCTTATAGCTACCGATGGAGGCTATCTGCCTACACCCGGAGTAGGTCAAGTATACAAGATGCAGGAGATGTCCAATGGTGTGATAGTATTTGCATCCAATGGAGTGTGGTATCTAACAGGTGCTGAGATAGGTAGTGGTGTTACAGCTACTAGTGTACGTATGGATAAGATATATTCATCAGGTGTACTGGGAGCTTCTAGCATTGTGGAAGCTGAGGGTAACGTATACTTCTTTGGTGAAGAAGGTATCATGCAAGTAGCAGTAACCATAGAGGGCGCTAAAGTAGAGAACATATCTAAAAGCAGCATACAAACCTTCTATACAAACATCAGTTCAGCAGCTCGTACCAAAGCTGTAGCAGAGTTTATACCTACGGAGCGTAAGATTTTTTGGGGGTACAGCTCAGCTGCTGTGTCCGGCTCTAACATAGATAGATTCTTAATTTTGGATTTAGATGTGGGAGGGTACTACAAGTACAGTATAACTTATGACGATGCTCAGACCTATCCGCAAATAGTAGGCATGAGTAGAGTGGCACCACTGGCACAGGGTACTGTGTCATCTAATGTAATCGATACAGAGGGTAACGTAGTCACCTTAGCTGATGGTGTAACACCTGTTACGACTAATAGCCTAGTGGATTCTAGTCAGATAGCAGAACTGAAACTAGCTACAATGGTAGAAGATACAGGAGCAGGTGGCTACCTATCCACGTTCTCCTCATTTGATAGTTTAACTTTCAGAGATTGGTCAACGGGTGGGTCAGGCTTACCTATGGTGTCCTACATAGATTTTGCACAGACTGCTATGGGCGCAGTACATACAAAAGGTACACCGACCCATGTACATACTTATTATGCTAAGTCAACAGGGAACTCAGGGAGAGTGGCTGCTGCATGTACATCTGTAGCTGACATTATGTTAGTCATCGATAACACAGGTAGTCAGAGGATATCAGAGTATGCCACAGTAACTATACCTGCACTTAACGGTATGGTACAGGATTGGATTGATACAAGTAAAGATGTTAAAGTAGGCACTGTCCTTATATTGGAAACTCCTGTACTAAGGAAGTCCTTAACGACAGACTTAGCCTCAGTGATAACATCTAACACAGCTATAGCACAACCATCAGGCTCTACTAACATAGCATCAGCTATAACACTAGCTTCAGATGAGCTGGTAAATAATGGGCGTGCAGGTGTGCCTAAGGTTATGATAATATTAACAGATGGGGCACCTAACAAACCCCTACCTATATCGTCTTACGATGATGCGGAAGTAGCAGCACTTGCAGCAAGAACTGCGGGAGTTCGTATAGTTGTATTCGGAGTAATGGGACAAGACTTAACAGACCAAGCTGGTGGAGGGGGTGGCTAATGAGCCAATTCTTTATGAATGATTGGTGGTTATCTTCACAGATAGCTACAGAGAGTACAGATGCACAACAGAACTATTACCAAGTGATTGTGAATAGTGAATTAGAACTGAGGTTCAGTGACTTCGCGACATGCTTGAATGCTAGTGGCGGGATAGATGCACCTGTAAGCTTTGATGGGTGGGATGTAACGCCTATCAATACAGCAGATGACCCTGACTGGCAACACTTAACTTACCATGCGGATATAGGTTACTTAGTAGCTGCGGGAGATGCAGGTGCTGGTGCTACGGGTAATGCTATGACTAGTCCTGATGGTATAACTTGGACTCCTCTCGTAACACCTACAGCAAACTACTGGTGGCCTCCTATATACGTGCCTAGCAAGACACTGATAGTAGTGCCTACCGATGGGGGAGGAGGCAGTAACTTCCTAACCAGCGTTGATGCGGGAGCTACTTGGGTAGCAGGTACTACAGGCTTAGGTAATGCCACAATGAAAGGTATCATCTGGTCTGAGGAAGCAGGGATATATGT